CGGGTCTGGGCGTGCGCGTGCTGGGCGAAGTGAAGAAAGAGTACTGCGATCTGCTGCGCCGCGCCGACGCCATCTTCATCGAAGAGCTGCACAAAGCCGACCTGTACAACAAAGTCAGCCAGGCGTTCACCGTGTTCCTGCCGGTGCGTTCGGTCGGCGTGATGGGCGACGGCCGCAAATACGACTGGGTAGTCTCCCTGCGTGCGGTGGAAACCATCGACTTCATGACCGCGCACTGGGCGCATCTGCCGTATGACTTCCTCGGCCGCGTCTCCAACCGCATCATCAACGAAGTGAACGGCATCTCCCGCGTGGTGTACGACATCAGCGGCAAGCCGCCGGCGACGATTGAGTGGGAATGATGAACAGCTAATTACTGACTATCAGTGATTATTTAAAAACCCCCGATGCGGCTTAGCTGTTCGGGGGTTTTCTCTTTCTGACTATCAATTACTATTCGTGAAAGCATTCAATTTTTGACGGTACCTTTGACGGTATATCCATTTTCGCTGTACTCTCGGCCTAATCCGTTCACCACCTTTTTGGTAAATATTGACGGTATCAACCACAGCAGAGAGTAGCCGGCATGCTCACAGATACGAAACTGAAAAACCTGAAGCCAAGAGAGAAACTCTATAAGGTCACCGATCGTGATGGCCTATACGTTGCCGTGCAACCAAGCGGATCGGTCTCATTCCGGTATGACTATAGAATTAATGGCCGGCGTGAGACGCTGACGATTGGCCGGTATGGCCCTGACGGTATCACATTGGCTGAGGCGCGCGACGAACTCAATACCGCCAAAAAGATGGTGGATGCAGGCCAGTCGCCGGCTGCAGCAAAGCGCGACGGTATCATGCAAATAAAGGGAGCGGAAAATTTCTCTGATTATACCGTCGCCTATATGAAACATGTCCGCCTTGCAGATAGCACTCGGGCGATGAAACAGGCAGTGATCGACAGGGACATCCTTCCAACATTGGGGAAAAAGCTTCTGCATGAAATCACTACGCCAATGCTCCGCACGCTGTGCGATAAGATAGTCGACCGAGGCGCCAGGGCGACGGCGATCCAGGTGCGGGAAATTGTCAGCGCCGTTTTCACCCATGCCATTGACCGCGGCCACGCAGTGCCAAACCCGGCGGCAAATATCAAAGCCTCCAGCATTGCCACATTTGAAGAACGCGATCGCGCGCTTGAACCTTTTGAGATCGGACTGTTCTTCAATGTACTTAACTCTACCGGCGCCGCATCTTCATTAAAGCTTGCTTTGAAGCTGATACTAATCACGATGGTGCGAAAGGGTGAACTGACGGACGCCACTTGGAAAGAGGTCGATTTTTCTTCAGCGCGCTGGACGATACCAGCCGAACGGATGAAGGCAGGGCGTCCGCATGTTGTTTATCTCTCCCAGCAGGCGATCGACATTATGGTTGCACTGCAAGTGGCAGCGTGTGGTTCAGATTACATTCTGCCGGCCAGGTATAACCCACGAAAATCTATGTCAAACTCGGCGCTTAACAGGGTGATCAATACGACAAACGAAAAAATCAGGGAATCAGGAAAAGAAATAGCGCACTTCACAGTTCACGATCTGCGTAGAACTGCCAGCACGCTGTTGCATGAAGAGGGGTTTAATACGGATTGGATTGAGAAGTGTTTGGCCCATGAGCAGCGCGGCGTGCGCGCGGTATACAACAAAGCAGAGTATGCCGAACAGCGCCGGGATATGCTGCAGCAATGGGCCAATATGGTGGATGGGTGGATTGAAGCGGAGCGGGTAAAATAGAAATCAATTTTGTCGTGCGCTGACTGATGCCAGGCATTGATCGAACATGGCTATTTTTGGGCTTTGTGCGAACCGATGCTGCCCTCCGGAATACGCGTAAGTGCATGGTTGATTGCCGTGTAGCTTCCGCTCGATGAGCTGGTGGTCAACCAACGTCGCCAGCGCGCGGCTAAGGGCATGTGACGAGATTGGCTTGTGTGCCATTTCGTACAGTTCCTTTATCTTTGCATAGCCTATGTTCTCGTTGTCTTTCACGATCTGCATAACATCATCACGGTTGTGTTTCATGATGCGATCCTCACTGCTGCTGGTATGGCAAAACCGCCTGGAAGCAGTTCGACGTCATTCCTTGGGCATTCGTTACCCCAATGGTGCCAGCCTGGCGCGTCACCTCTGCTGAAAAGCTCAATTCGTGACACGTCACCATATAACCGCTCGAGACGATGCCGAGCCTCCCATGGCTTAGCACTGTGCTGCGTGATAGGCGCGTAGATAACCTGTTTCACAGACGCATCCTTTCGTTCAAGGCCGGAGCCACGAACAGCAACGAGCATTGATTCCTGGTTGCCGCGGCTGTAATTTCCGGGGTTCATCCTGGTTACGCCGTTTAGCAGATCGAGAAAGTCGTAAAAGTCGACCATGCCATCTTCGATAGCGGCGTTGACGGTACGCTCTGCCAGCTCGTTGAACTTCACCCAGGTAAACAGGAACATCTGCCGAACGTCGAATCCCCAAGATGCTGCAAGCTCCTTGGCTTGGTCGGCATGCGTACCGGTATACCACATTGCCAATACGCTGTTTTCTGCTGCGATTGACCACACAGGAAGCCGCTTCAAGTCCTGCATCGTCATCGTGCTGTAGTGGTTGCCGGCGGCGCCGTTGCTGATCTTGTTGTCATACTGCCACGGCGGATCTGCGTAGATAAGTTGATAACTCATACCCTATCCCCTTTGATTGATAGGCCGATAGAGCGGATGGCTTCGGCGCACTTATTGGTCTGTACCTCTACCGCCATTTGAACCGCAGCTTTAAGCAGGGTGTCACTTCCCGAAGGAATATTTATTGGCGGAAGCTCAACCACCAAGTTTTCCCGGCTGGCCCGATATCCCCACCAAGCCAGATGCACGCCGTAAATGGCATAGCAGTTTCGCTCTGGCTGCCATACCAACTCTTCATCATCAAATAGCAAATCCTCGCGAATCTGCTTTTCAAACTCTTCGCGTAGCTTATCCATTGATCGCCTCCGCCATCTTAACGACCAGCACAGTTAGGCCGATCGACAGAAACCAAAACACGAACAGGCCAGCAACCATATAGGCCCACACATTACGCATCATGTGACGTTTGATATTCATGCTGCGCGCTCCTGTACTGGCCGCTGCTTGCGCTGGCGGACATCGGGGGAATAATCCGGCGTGCGGCCGGTATTCTTGGCCTGTTGCTCATCGAGCCAGGCTTCTACTTCATCCAAGTTCCAGGCCACGGTTCGGTTTGTCAGTGCAAAACGCTGCGGGAACTCTCCTGCCTTTTCCAGTTTGGTGATCTGCGACTCCGACATGGGAACCATCGCCAGGAGTTGGGTTTTTCGAATTGCTGCTTTCATTGCTTCTCCTTTGGCGGGGCCGTAGCCCCGCGGCGGTAATTTATTGGTATTCGGCGCGCATATCGTTCATGGTCATGACGAATCCTGCGTAAATGTCTTCACCCAGGCTTGGAGCCAGTTCCGCTATTTCTGCCTCTGCTTTTGCAAATAACGCCTTTGCATCTGCGTGGCTTGGGTCAAGGCTGTTGAGAATTGCCTCTACCTGTTGGCGTGCATCTTCCTGAACCTCTGTGAGGCTGATATTTTGTTCATCATCGACAACCGAGTATTCGCCGGTGATGACGGAAGAGTTATCCTGACTAACCCCGGCCTCTGCCTTTTCATCGATAACCACGGCCCGCTGCATCTCGATAGATACCGGCAGATATTTGAACAGGCGTCGGATAACGGTTTTTTTCGCCATCTCATCGAAGTGATCCACCCAAGGCCCATTACCGCCAGCCTTGCTTGTTGCGCGAACTTTTTCGACGTCAGCTCTGCTCATCACCTCAAACTGAATTCCTCCATCTCGCAGGCGGGCAACCGAGTAAACGTGTGTAAGTTCCCCGCGGTCGCCGCTTTCGCACGGTACGTGCTCCAATGTTTCCTGAAGGCCGTAGGCATAGCTAAATTTGTCGTTAGCATGAACGGTGCGGGCGGAAATACTTAGGATCTGGCCAGAGCGGCGAGCTAAATCAATCATCCCCCTGTATCCGATAATCAGTTGCGCTTCGGTGGAAACAGTTTCCCAGCGCCCATTGATTTTCTGACGTTTATCGAATGGTAATAGGTATGCGTGGCCAAGTGCGCCACCTGGTTCAAGCCCGAGCTGAGCGCACTGCATAATGGCGCCCAGAAAGCTTGCTTGGTCACAGTTGCCAAGTTTTGGCACCTTGCGGATTTCCGTGGTAGCAATGCGAGCTAAGCGGTCAGCTGTCATGTGCTTGGGAAGCGCAAGCGCCATCTGGGCTTTAATTTTCGGATCTGCCAGCAATCCGGCTAAAGTTGTTGGTTTTTCTGAATGAGCCTGTACTGCGGTCTTGCCAGTGGCAGCCGCTTTAAGTGCGTTTGTTGACATGATTTATCCTTATTTCAGGCGGAACACGCGTGAGATAGAAGCCTGTTTGAATTTGTTGAATAACTTGGGGTGAGATGTGGAAAATGCCTCTTGGTTAAACCGCATGCTGCTCTGGCTTTTCCAACTTGCTATTTCTTTCTGGTCAATGGTCAGGATTGCGTGATCCTGCATGTAAAGTTTTATTCTTTCTTCGGTTATCGCTATTTCCTGCTCTAACTCCTTGTACTTTCCTTTCATCTCGCGGAGGTCGTTATATAATCCGATAACTTTTCCGTCTGCTTCAATTCGGGTTCCTGCGTCCTTTTCGAACATCATCATGATGTCGCTTACTGCAGTGGCCGGTGGCGGGTTTAGTTGTGAGACGCGATCCCAGAATTCAACCTCTCTCTGTAGGATTGCCTCGATTGTTTCCTCATCCCTTTCGACGCGATATATCCTGAAGTCATCACCGCCGATAAGAACACCGAAAGTGCAAACCTTCTTCCCTGTCACCATCATCCCGTGCATGGCCTGTGCTGTGTAGTGAACCGGGATCGCATCGGTCTGAACCTCTCCCCATTCTTTTGCCTTGAATGGGCTAACTGTCTTTATTTCACCGTTCTCTACTTGGCCAGTACCAGGGTCGAAGTATTCAAAGTCGATCTCCGCGGCAATGAAATCGTAATCTCTGTGAATATACCGGTTACCGCGCGAGACTATTTCAAACCCAGTTTCTTCAGCCAGCAGGTCAATAACGTAAGGCTCCATGCGTTGTCCACGAGTGAAAACCTTTTGCTTGTTTGGATCGATTGTCTTGATGCGCGGCTGTACCTTATCCAAATACACCTCGAGCGGTGTGCGCCAGGGACTAATGCCAAGGATTGCGGCGACATCACTGCCGCCGAGGTATTTGGTACGGTCCATGTTTCCAGCATTTTGCAACATCACGCCACCTCATCGAACTGGTGGCGCCGGCGGTAGATCTCCATTGCGCGCTGTCGCTTAACCAGCTCCGTTATGCAATCCCAAATTGCCGCGCCTGCCAGCTCCTGATATTCGGTTGAGTCGGTGCCCATGGCTAAAACCTCCGGGTCAAAGTCCGGCGGTAGGTACTTGCTGATGAAAGCGGTGAAGCCGTGGATCGGCACCTTCTTATCCAGCGCTTCAACCTCTGCATAAACCGCTTCGTTGTCCTGCTCGGTGAAGCTGGCAACGATTTTTTCAATATCGATAGCCTGTTTTGCGTTCATAGTTATGCTCCGATCCGGTTGGCGGTATCGATCGCTAACCGTGTTGTAAATGCCCAGTGCAGGGCTTCATTGAAATCTGCAAACCGCCAACTAACACAGCCGCAGACGGTCACGCAGAAAATCCCGTTGATGGTTTGAGAAATCATTATCAGTCCTTTTAATTACCCGGATGGTAATTATTTATGGCGTGAGAAACCTGCGCCCGTAGGGCGCGGTGGGTGTTAGTCGATTAGCGGGGTTCAATTAGTTGCGTTACTCTGTCATTGCCTTGGAAATTCCATTCTCTGCCAGGGCCGAAGTAGGCCGGTTCAATTCTGCCGGATACCCATTCAGCAATATTTGCTGCTACATCTTTTCCGTCAGTTCCCGCCCCGGGGAAACTGAGTACTTTTATCACTTTAAAGACCGCACCATGCGCGTGAACAATGTCACCGATAATAACTTCTGTGTTTAAAACTCTTTGTAATTCCATCATTTTACCCTTTGTAGCCCCGCCGCTTTGGCTGTCGGTACTACGCCAAATCCCGGAACAAACAAAATCGGTGAAATGTTGCTGGTTAACTATGGTTTGTCCCGCAGTCAGCATGTCAGGGTGGGCTGTTTGATAGTCAGCTTTCCGATCAGCAATGAACGCAACCATGTCAGCGCCACGACGATTCACGTTAAAGTTTCCTGTGTGAACCAACATCGCCGCAAAACGTTGCTGAACGTTGAATTCAACAGCCGTTTCATATGCGTCTTTACTGAATTTCTCGTTAGTCATCGTGTAACCCTCTGCTGTGTCCCCGGCGTGCGGGGAAATCGTTAATGTTTAGGTGATCACCGCATCATCGCGGCGCCTCAATTCCTGCCTGATTGTTAAAGAGCATCATTACCAGATTGGTAACTTCCTGAGGTAATAATCGACCGTAAAAGGGTTGTTGTCAATAGTCAGTAATAGAAAAAATTACCCAAAAGGTAATTATTAGTGGCGCGAGAAACCGCCGCATGGCGGTAACTTGTTGTCATGAAATGGAATTGTCTTGTTAGATTCGTGCCTGCTGCATCACAAACTCAATGAACGATTCGATCTTAGCTTTATCTTCGGCCGGCAATTGCGCGTATTGTGATCGATCATAGTTAATCAGGGTAGGGTCTTTCGGCTTCAGCAGAAGCTCATAGCCGCGGCGCCCGAACGCACCGGCGATCGCTTCCAGGCTGTTGATGGTGATGTTGCCCTCACGGCTCAGTACACGGTTAACTGTAGACTGGCCAACGCCGGCGGCGGCGCCAACTTTTGCCTGGCTGGATAAGTCGCGGTTGTTGCTCATCCACAATTCCAGATTGCTCGCGACAATGGCGCCGACTTCAGTTTCCTCTTGCACTGCTTCTGCGCCGGCGGCCATTGCCATCATGTGATCGCGGTCCAACCAAAACTTAGGCTTATTCGCTGCAACCTCAAGCTTTCGCGCTACTGAGTCACCGATTGTCTTGTGATTCTTGTCTGTCGCCGGTTTCAGCCAACGGCTGATCACGTTGGCATTAATCTCCAGCCGTTCCGCCAGGCGTACTTGTTTACCGTCGAAATCACGGTTGATGATGTCGCGGAGGTTCTCACGGCGGATGTCGTTAATGCTTTTCATAGTGGTTTCACAGTCCGTTGAATAGGTTGTTGCCTGTATTTAAAACAAAATTACCTAAATGGTAAACGAACCGGAAAGGTAACAAACTTGCGAACTGGCACCATTTAGGTAATTATCTGCACGATCAAACATTGAAAAGAGGCAGGATATGGAGCCGTTTAACTTCAAACAATTCTGGCTGGGGATGAGCAAAGATGAGCGTGATGCGTTTGCAGAAGAAGCCGGCACCACCGCGCTTTACATCATGACGCATACGCAAAGGAAGACGCGAATGCCGAAGAAAAAGTTCATTGATCAGCTGTTTAAGGCGTGCAAGAAAAGAAAGCCGGATTTGACAAAGCAGGAGCTGGTGCTGTTCTTCTACTGATTCACCACCACCACACCAAGGGTCGCTAACGCGGCCCTTTTTTATTTCCCCATGGCCTGGGTAACAAAAATCTATTTATGGTTGATCTATTTTTGTGTTACCGCTAATCTCTATCACATTCATACACGCAAAGAGGTGGAGGACGTGAAAATTATTACCAGGACGGAGGCCGCAAAGTTAGGCCTCACCAAATACTACACCGGCGTCGCCTGCCGCAATGGGCATGTATGCGAGCGTTACACGGTGAACGGGGCGTGCGTGGAGTGCAACGCCAGCCATACAAAGGCACAGCGTCAGCGTATCAGGGAGATGATTACGCTTGCCAAAGAGAGCGGCGAGGTCGCCCATGCGTGATTACGGCAAGGTGCACACGTCATTTTGGTCCAGCGATGACATGCGCCACTTGTCAGACGATGCAAGATTGCTGGCGCTGTATCTATTGACCGGGCAGCACACAAACATGATCGGCTGCTTCCGACTCCCGGACGGATACATAACCGAGGATGTTAATTGGCCAATAGAAAGGGTTTCGAAAGGGTTACTGGAACTGTCTCAAAGGGGTTTCATAACCCGAAATCCAAAGAGCAAATGGGTGTTCATTACAAACTTTATGAGATGGAACGCCATCGACAACGTTAACCAGGCAGTTGCGGCCCTGAAATTGTTCGGTCAAATACCTGATGACTTCGAAGCAAAGCCAGCAATGGCGCGGGTTTTCATTGAATTGATGACACCAATATCAGAGCACAAAAATGCGGAAAAAATAAAGGGTTGGGAAACCCTTTTGAAACCCTTCGCAAACCGTTCCGTAACCAGTAGCAGTAGCAGTAGCAGTAGCAGTAGCAGTAGCAGGATAAACCCCCACTCTGACGCGCGTGAAGAAAATTCGGCTCCGCCTGAAGAACTGGATTCACCACCGTTCCCAATGAACGGGAATAACTTTGGGAAGTTTCAGATGGTGGAAGGCTGGACGCCTGGCCCCGACTTTGTGAAAAGCGCGGCACTCTGGGGGAGATCAATTGGGAATGGATATTCACAGCCAGAACTGGCCGAGTTTGTAACGTACTGGATCGCTGAAGGGAAAGTATTTCAACAAGCTCAATGGGAGCAGAAGTTTGCTCAAAGCATCGTGAAGCGTAGAGCTATCGAATCAAAATCTGGAGGAAATGATGGACGAATTCAACAAGGCGCCAATACAGGCGGCAGAGCTGTCGAGAGAATACGGGCAGCAATCGCTGCTGAGCGCGAGCGAGAAGGCATACCACCTGTGGGAAATGATGGGCGAGATGTATTCGGATCGGTGGGTGGCAAAGAACGGGACGATGCCATCATTGACCTGGAAAGCAGCGATTGGCGGGCTGAGTGAAAAGCAAATGTCTGGAGTCATGGATGCCTGCATTGCTCGTTGTCTGGCGGGTAATTCCTGGCCTCCTGATTTGGCAGAGTTCATCTCCATGGTCTCATCGGTATCAGCAGAGCAAAACCCGTTTGGTATAACGCAAGAGAATATTGTTGCATGCTTCAAGTGGTATTGCAGTGTCAGGGGGTTATACCCAAGTGCAGAGCGGATCCCGTGGTCGCATCCTGTTGAATACTGGGTTTGCACCGAGGTGCGCCAACGGATGGTTCAGTATCGGTTGACTGATTCCGAAGTCGAAAAGGCTCTAAGCAAGGAGCTTGATCGGTGGGTGAAGAAAGTGGCTGCGGGTGAGAAGATTCCAGAGCCAGTGCTGACCCTGCAAGACAAAACGAGGCCACGCCCTGCATGGATGGATTTATACAAACCAAAACCGAATACGAATTGAAATGCTGAAATTCCTGCGGCTACGGCGGGTAGATTGCGTTAAGTGCCTTGATGGTATGTAAAGAGATGGGTTAAGCCATAAAATCGATTGTAGGCCCGTACAGAGAGTTTTAGCGCATGTGCGATTTGTGAGAGCAATCGCTATTTTTTAGTTGCAAATAATTACCTAAAAGGTAATGATTACCTTAAAGGTGATTTAAGGAGTGAGCAGTGAAGCGAGTCGCAAACCGTTCCTTTGCCCTTGGCCGCCTTAAGACCGGGCAGATGAATAAGACCGAAGAAGCGTATTTCGCTGAACTCAATACGCAGAAGTCATCTGGTCTGATCGTCTGGTTCAAGTTCGAAGGAGTAAAGCTCCGCTTGGCAGATAACACGTTTTACACGCCTGATTTCGCAGTTATGCGCGCAGACGGAACGATGTAACTGCACGAAGTGAAAGGATTTTGGACTGACGACGCCAGGGTAAAAATCAAAGTCGCCGCGGATATGTACCCGTTCAGGTTTATCGCCCTCAAGGCAAAAAGCAAAAAGGCCGGCGGTGGCTGGCAGCAAGAGGAATTTTAACGATGGACAACATCGACGATGCAAACGAGCGCGCAGCCACATACCTGCAGGCGCAGATCGATGCAGTAACCAAAAAGTCATCACTGACGGCGGCGCATGAATGCGACGAGTGCGGCGAAGAAATCCCAGAAGCACGGCGCAGAACCGTGCCAGGCGTCCGGCTCTGCATCGACTGCAAAGAGCTGGAAGAACTGAACCAACGTACACACAGGTAAGGATTTGATAATGAAAAATATCGTTGAAAATCAAGGTATAAAAACTGATAAGCCGCTGCCAATGAGTTACGAAGCCCTTAAGGCTGAGCGCGATGCGCTGGCAGATCGAGTTAAGGCGCTGGCTGTGGAGAATCAGGCGATCAAGGCAATGAATGATTGCCTATCTGAGGAACTGCGCGGGTATGAATCAGACGGTGCATTTGAGGGGCCCGATATGCACCACCTGTGGTGGAAAGCCGAAACCCCGGCCACTGACGCAGCACTTGCAGCTATCCAGGCGCAGGCCAAGTCTGAAGCTATTGAGCAGATGGCCATTCAATTAGAGCAACTTCCCGATGAAGCGCTTGAATTTCTTAGCGACGTGGCGGAGTTCGAGACTTATCAAGAAGAACGCCATACGTTCGTTTCGATTAGCAACCCGAGAGCGGTAGCAAATGCTGTTATTTCTTTGGTTAAAGAACAGTCCACCGAGCTGCGGGAGGCCAAATGAAAGAGCGCCCAGTGATGCCAGCAAAAGAGCCGATGGTCGTCAGCTTCTCCGGCGGCCAGTCCTCGGCATTCATGTGCGATTTTCTGTTGCAGAACTACGCCGACTGCTTCGATTTTCATTTTGTCTTTGCGAACACAGGACGCGAACACGAAGAGACACTGAAGTTTGTGGATAGATGCGACCGGCATTTCGGGCTAAATGTGGTCTGGCTTGAGGGGGTAACCAGCCCGATTCCTGGCATAGGTATGACTCACAAGGTGGTTAATTTTGAAACCGCAGCGCGGAACGGTGAACCATTCGAACAGCTGATCAGTGTTGAGGGAATCCCAAACGTCTCCCGGCAGAAATGCAGTGATTATCTGAAAACTCAGACGATCCGCTCATGGATGCGTGAAGTTGGCCTGGCTCGACGCGGATGGTCAGCAAAGACGGCTATCGGCATGCGGGCTGATGAACTGCAGCGCGCTGATCCGAACAAAGACGCAGCTAAACGCTACAACCTCGTTTATCCGCTTTGCCACTGGGGCGGATTCGACAAGCAGGATGTGAACGACTTCTGGGACGCGATGCCGTTTAAGCTGAATATCCCGCCGCATCATGGCAACTGCTTGACTTGCTTCAAGAAAAGCGATGCAAAGTTGTACCTGATTGCCCATGAACACCCGGAATGGTTCGCATGGAATCGCGAGATGGAGCAGAAGCACGGCATGGTGAAAGCCGTTAGCGGCCACACCTGGTGGCGTAGGAAGCGCAACACGGATCAGCTTATCGCCGATGCTCAGCTTGAAGACCGACAGCGGCTTATCTATCTGACAAAAACCAAACCCGACGACGGCGACGGCTGCGCATCTTCGTGCGAGCCTTTTCAGAACGCTGAAGAAAACGAATTCGAAAAAGAGGATGCGGCATGAACGAAAAACTATGCAGTGACGATGTGAAAATCATTAAGCACCAAATCATTTTCAAGAAAAGCCAAATCGAGATTGTCGATTTTATGGTGCGCCAATTTGGTCTTGAAAAAACAGAGGCTGAATCAGTCTATGAGCAGCTGGTAACCGAAGTCCACCGCGACCAGAAGAACATTCGCTATGGCGATTTATGAGTCCCAGCATGGCTAAGCGTAAGAGCAACATTATCGAAAGCGCGTGCAGATGCGGTGAGCCTATCAGCATCGAAATTAACTGCACTCAGCGGATATGTAGGGCGGATAAGAAGCGCCCTTTCTATCCAGATGAGAGTGTCGCTAAAAAATTGGCTGGTCTGAACGTTAACCTGAAAGATTACCCGGAGAACGGCATCACCGTGTTCTGCTGCCGTAGGTGTGGCTCGCACGTTGATGAAACAGTGCCGGGAGCTGAATTTGAGCGGCCAGAGGCCCAGGAGAAAGCACAATGAAAACTCTGAATATTTCATGGCTTGGCGCATGCCCTAAATGCGACAACGAGACGCACAAGGTTGAGACGGAAAAAGGCATCGGTTGCTTGTTGTATGCAGGTGACAAAATTACCTGTCCGCAGTGTGGCAACACTGGCGAAGTAGATGTCGATGATTGCGCTTTCGCGGTGTGGGATGAGAAGGAGCAAGCATTATGAGCAAAGCGACATACTTAAAAGATTTGAACCACGCGCACTTCATCGAAAGCTCATCCAGGAGCAAAAAAGCCAGAGCGCCATACAAAAACATGGATAAAGACCGCTGGGTTGAAGTCTGTAACGCCCATAACCGAAGAGTAATCCGCAAAGCCAAGCGCTCTATCGGCAAATCAAATAAAAACGGCTGTCGTCGCACTGCAATGGGCCTGCGCGGCTTTCTCAACGAACTGAACATGTGGGCGCAGTTTACCAACGTCAATCGACAAGGCTCAGACATACCTAAGCGCGTTTACCGCATTAACCACCGAGGGGTAATTTCTCATGGATAAGCTGAGCGAACTGAGCAAGCCGGTGGCGTATAAATTCGACCACGGCGTTATGGGGCCGGGTGATTTCAAATATGGCACGCCGCAAATGCATTCCACGGCGAAGGATGAAAACGCAAGCCCACTCTACTCGCAAGAGTACGTCTCCGCCCTCATCCATCGAGCAGAGCAACTCGATTCGATGCTGACCGAATCAGTGCAGGCACTTAAAGCAGCAGAACAGCGCATCGCCGAGCTGGAACGCGCCAACACATCGCAGGACGATCACATCAATCAGCAGCAGGACAGAATCGAATCTCTGGAGAAGAAAAACGGAGATTTTGGGCGAGCATTTTTCGCGGCAGAAAAGCAGCTGGCTACGCCGGTGCGGTTGCCTGCATTGCTCCAGCCTGAACGCGATGCTGTAAATGAGATGATTTTTGCCAATGGCAGAAATGAGGCGATTGCAGAATGCTCCGTTGCTATACGCCAGGCTGGCTTCTTATCTGAAGCATCACCAATGACTATCGAGGGGGATGAGTAGCCATGACCGCACTTAGTGACCTTGAGAAATCCAGTAGAGAAAACTGGCGTGTTGTCCGCGTGAGAGTGGGAGTTTTGAAATCTGCCATTCGTGAAATCGAAGCACACGCAAGAGTAAACGGCAAAGGGGTTTTCACAGACATGGTGCTGAATGCGCTGAATTCTGCGGTTCAAAGGGGTGAGTAGGATGCGAGAGCTTAGCGTAGTAGCTGTGTACGTGGTCGGATTCTTCGCAGCCTTTTACATCACGGCACGCAACGGAGACGATTTTTGCGAGGTTATGACGCAATCATTTCTATGGCCGATTCTCCTCTGCGCGCTGCCGTTTCTTTGGCTGTTTATGGGGTTCTATCGCCTGCACGAAATCATCAAGGGGGATGCATGACACTAACGACTGAGCAGCTGAAACACATACTCGACAATCCGAACGAGTTCAGTTTATCGCAGGTTCAAGAGATGGCCGCCGAACTACTGGCCAACCGGGAGGCGCAGCCGGTGCTGTACGCCAGCGAAGAAACCTTAGCATACGCAAAGGAAGGTGAAAAAATCCTGGTTACTTGGTCTGAGCCAATGGGTGATGCGGTGATTCCACTGCTCACCATCCCGAAAGCGCAAACTTCTGGGGTGGTAAACCTACCAACGGAGTTCATCAGTGACGAGGGGGTTATGGTGCGCCTGGAGCAGGTTATGGCTGCGCTTGCCTTGGTCGGCGTGAAATACGAACGCAGAGGTGACGCCTGCCGCGCCGCATTGCTTGCTCAACATGTAAGTAGCGGTTACAAGTTCGTGCCGGTCGAACCGACAGAAGATATGATCGCCGCCGCAATGAACTGTGACGACGTGTCATTTAATGCCGACGAAACTTTCTGCGTTAACTTCGGCAACATCTACGCCGCAATGCTGGCAGCAGCGCCGGAGGGTGGGAATGGCTAAGACTGACGAACAACGCAAGGCTGACGCGCGCGACCGTAAGCGCGCCCAGCGCCAACGCGAAAGAGAAGCGGCGAGCAGAGCCGCTGTAAGCGGCCGGCGCCGAATTACGTTCGAGGTTAGCGATCACATCTTCGAGCAGATCAAAGCCAACTGTAGTGCGCGGCGTCCAGGCAAAGAACCGTACAGCGTTGATGAATACTTCGAGTTGCTGGCGGTGCAGGACATCAACCAACTGAAGCGCCAGCTTGCTGAACTGGCCAGCCATAAATGCCAGTGCGGTGAGTCTATGCCTGGGCCAGCCGGCGGGTGTTACAGAAATGGTGAAGCGGCGTGCGGGCAGACGCAGATCTGGCGAGAGCTGATGCTCAAGACGCTGTGACGCGTCACATGATAAAGCGTGACGCGTTACGACAAGTCACACAGCACAACATCCGCCGCTTGGCGGTTTTTCACTGCGTGTTATGATATTACCCAGGAGGTAATTTTTATGGCAAGAGACGGTAAGCTTAACGCGCAGATGGAACGCTTCTGCCAGGAATACATCAAGAACCCAGACAACCAGACCGCGGCGGCTGCTGCTGCCGGCTATAAGAATGCGGCCGTATCGGCGTCACGCAATATGGATAGTCCTAAGGTGCAGGAGCGCATCGCGGAACTGATGAAGCATCGCAATAAGCGCACCAAGATAGACGCTGACTACGTTCTCAAGCGGCTGGTGGAAATCGATGAGTTGGACCTTGCCGATATCATGAACGATGATCTGACGCTGAAACCACTGAGCGCGTGGCCGAAGGCGTGGCGACAATTCCTGTCTGGCGTGAAGGTGGCGGAACTGTTCGAAGGCCAGGGCGATGACAAGCAGATGATCGGCGTGCTCAAGTCAATCAAGTGGCCTGACAAAGTGAAGAACCTTGAGATGATTGGTAAGCACGTCGATGTTCAGGCATTCAAAGACCGGGTGGACGTCAATGTTAACGTAACCCTTGCCGATCGCATGGCCAACGCCCGCCGGCGCGCACTGGAGAAAAATACCAAGTGAGTGATGACGAAGAGCTACTCGAGCAGCAACTCGTTGAGGATATCGCCAGCTTCACGCATGACCCTCACGGATACGCGCTCTATGCGTTCCCCTGGGGCGAGGAGGGTACCGAGCTGCACGACTCCGCCGGGCCGCGTCAATGGCAGGGTGAAGCATTCGATGAGATCGGCGCCCACCTTCAAAACCCAGCTACCAGGCATCAACCGCTGCTAATCTGCCGCGCTTCAGGCCACGGCATCGGCAAGTCTGCCTGGATCTCTATGCTGGTGAAGTGGGGAATGGACACCTGCGAAGACTGCAAGGTTGTGGTGACCGCCAACACCGAGAACCAGTTACGCACCAAGACCTGGCCGGAGATCGCAAAGTGGCAGCGCCTATCCATCACCAGCGACTGGTTTAACTGCACCGCGACCGCGATCTATGCCAATGACCCAGCGCACGCGAAATCGTGGCGAGCGGACGCCGTTCCTTGGTCAGAGAACAACACGGAGGCCTTCGCCGGCCTGCACAATAAGGGAAAGCGCATCATCCTGATTTTCGATGAGGCATCCAATATTGCCGATCTGGTGTGGGAAGTTGCTGAGGGGGCGCTGACCGATGAAGGGACAGAGATTATCTGGGTGGCGTTCGGAAACCCGACGCGCAACATGGGTAGGTTCCGCGAGTGCTTCCGCAAGTATCGCCACCGCTGGAAGGGTAAGCAGATCGACAGCCGCACAGTGGAAGGCACAAACAAAGAGCAGATCGCCAAGTGGGAGGAGGACAACGGCGAGGATAGCGACTTCTTCAAAGTGCGTGTGCGCGGGATATTCCCTGACGCCTCTGAGACACAGTTTATCCCAACTGGCCTCACTGATGCATCGCTGGCGCGGGTGGTTACCGAGCGCGATGTGGCGCACGCCCCGACAATCATCGGTGTAGACCCGGCATATTCCGGCGCCGACGACGCAGTGATCTACATGCGGCGCGGGCTGCATGCGAAGCTTCTCTGGCGTGGCAGCAAAACCACCGATGACCTGATCATGGCCAAACGCATTGCCGACTTCGAAGACCAGTATCACGCCGATGCTGTGCATATCGACTTTGGCTATGGCACTGGCCTGCACTCAATCGGTAGCGGATGGGGACGTTCATGGACGCTGGTGCCATTCGGTAGCGCATCGAGCGATCCGCAAATGCTGAATAAGCGTGGTGAGATGTACAACAACGCCAAGACCTGGCTAAAGCTCGGCGGCGCTCTGGATGAACGCGAGACGGCAGAGGATTTGTCAGCGGCTGAGTACAAGGTTAGGACGGATGGAAAGATAGTGCTGGAGCCGAAGGAAGACATTAAGGAGCGGCTCGGGCGCTCCCCAGGTTGTGGTGATGCCTTCGTGCTGACGTTCGCCTATCCTGTGACTAAGCGTCAGCACGCATTGCCCGGCGAGAAGCGCGGCGGAGCGGTAACAGATTATGATCCCTACGCGTGATGATTTAGAAGAATGTCGAACTGCCTAAGTTTCTCAGGTAGTTGCCATAAAAAAGCCCGCATTAGCGGGCTGTTGTCACTACAGCTTAATCTTGTCGAACGCCGCACTGATGTTCTCGGCGATAGCTTCAAGGTTTTGTTTGCTCTCACAGATATTGCTGTCGATCAGAATGCTGCGCAGCACATCAAGCTTGGCGTGGTATCGCGCCATAGCCTCTTGTTGCTTTTCGTGGTGGCCGGGGGTGAATTCGATTAATGCTTTGGTCATGGTTGATTCCTCGTTAAAAAAATGCCCGCGCAAGGCGGGCTAAATCCTACACACAGCATTTCAGGTTGATAACGGTCACGGCTATTGGTTGTGGTGGCCGGTGCTGATCTCCGGCATGAGGCACCAAGTCATACCATCCCTCACGCATTGCGATATTGGTCAGTCTTTCAGGTAGCAGTTAAGCACACTGTATCTAAGCAGCGCATCAGCCTGCGCATTCACCACAACGGAAAGAGCACTTGCGGGGCTGTCGGACTGTACAAGCTGCGCCAGCTTTCTCACCGTAAATGCTCTTACCTGTTGAACCATCGAGAGCACCGATACCAGTTTTATACTGTGTAAAAGTTTAAGTAGCTGGCTCGGCTTACGCTCTCAATAATTACCATAAAGGTAATTTGTTTTAATTATAACGTCAACAAAATAGTCAAAATAATTCTCATGTGGTTTAATTGGTAAATATTTTGGAGGATTACGCGCATGTGCATGAGTACGCCGAAGGTTTCAACACCACCGCAGCCACAGGCAGCGCCGCAAGCGCAGGATGCTGCAGTGATTGATGCTGCCGACAAGGATAAGGCTCGGCGCCGTGCAGCCGCTGGCCAACAGTCGACAATCCTTACCGGTGCGCAGGGCGCCACTGGCCAAGCCAGCACCACCGGCAAAACTCTGCTGGGTGGCTGATCATGGCTGAGCAGGAATCCCGCAAGCAGTTTCTGGAAAAGCAACTATCTCAGCTCGTAACCGCGCGGACGTCGTATGACTCGCATTGGAAAGAACTGAGCGATTTCATCCTGCCAAACTGCGGTCGATTCCTTACAACCGATGCTGGCCGCAACAAGCGAAACACCAAGGTTGTTGACCCTACCGGCGGGCTTGCTTCGCGCACTCTTGAATCTGGCATGTTGTCCGGCATCACCAGCCCGACGCGCCCATGGTTTTCTCTGAGCACTCCCGACAAGCAGCTGATGGATAGCTGGCCAGTCAAGATGTGGCTTTCTCAGGTCGTCGAATTGATGAACGACGTGATGAACAAATCTAACTGGTATCAGTCCCTGACGGTGCTCTATCGCTACCTTGGCACGTTTGCCACTGGTGCGATTTCCATCCTGGAAGATGAAGAGGATGTGATCCGCACGCATGTGCTGCCGATTGGGAGCTACTACATCTCGAACAGCGATCGCCTGCAGGTCGACACCGTCTTCCGCAAATTCTCCATGACCTGCCGCCAGCTGGTGACAAAGTTTGGAAAGGAGAACGTGAGCGATGCTGTGGCGTCAGCCTGGGACAATGGTTCGTTTGAAACGTGGTTCGAAGTCGTCCATGCCGTATTGCCGAACACCAACCGTGACACCGGAAAGCTGAACGCGAAGAACAAGCGTTTCAGTTCGATTTATTACGAACCAGGCGGCTCCGGCGACAAACTGCTGAGCGAGTCTGGTTTCGATGAAATGCCTATCTTGGTGCCGCGCTGGGACATCAACGGCGAGGATGCATACGGCTCATCATGCCCTGGCATCCTTGCATTGGGCGGCGTTAAAGCGTTGCAGCTTCAGCAGAAGCGCAAAGACCAAGCGATCGACAAGCTGGTTAACCCGCCAATGATGGCGCCAAGTTCGATGAAGAATGAACGCCTGTCGCTGCTGCCTGGCGATGTTTCCTACTACAACGGCGCCGGCGACACGGCTGGATTCAAACCGGTTTACGAGATCAACCCTCGCATTCAGGAACTGCTCGGCAGCATTCAGGACGGGCGCCAGCTTGTTAATGAGTGCTACTTCGTTCCGCTGTTCAACATGTTCAGCAACGTCAACACCCGTAGCATGCCGATCGAAGCGGTCAACGAGATGCGCGACGAGAAGATGCTGCAGATCGGCCCGGTGCTCGACCGACTGAACGATGAACTGCTGGACCCGGCTATCGATCGGATTTTCAACATCATGATGCGCCGCGGCATGTTGCCATTGCCGCCGGATGAACTGCAGGGTCAACCGCTGCGCGTGGAATACACCAGCGTTATGGCGCAGGCGCAGAAGTCTGTTGGCATTGGCTCCATCGAGCGCTTTGTCGGCTTCATCGGGAACATGGCCGCGGCAGGGTTCCAACAGGCCGCTGACAAGCTTGATGTTGACCAGGCGATCGATGAATACGGCGACATGCTTGGCGTGCCTACAACGATCACCAAGTCCGACGAGCAGGTGCAGGCAGAGCGAGAACAGCGCGCGCAGCAACAGCAGGCGGCACAAAGCCTGCAGATGGGCGCCGGAGCCGCGGATATCGCGAAGACTCTCAGCCAATCAGGAACTGCAGACCCTAACTTACTGACCAGCATTCAGCAGGCTATGCAGCAAGGCCAAGGGGCGCAGCAATGATGACTCGCGAGCAGCTTCAGCAACGCCACGCCGACGACGTGAAGAAGGTGATGGCAACAGAGAGTGGCCGCCGTTTTGTGTGGGGGCTTCTTGAACAAGCCGGAGTGTTTCAAACCACGTTCCGTACAGACACAAACACCACGATGTTTCTTGAAGGTAATCGTAACGCAGGACTGGCTTTGTTCAATGACGTGTTCGGCATCTGCCCGGACTTGTATTTAAAGATGGCCGCCGAGGCCGAGAAAGACAGAGAGGCTAATCATGGCAACACAACGCCAGAAAGTGATCCGGAATGACGGCGGCGTGCAAGTCGTTAAGGTTCTGAGCGGCGGCGGTTCCTCCGTTGCTTGGGGTGACATTACCGGCAAACCAACCACATTCGCACCGCCGGCGGCATCCGCTTCTGTAGTAGGCGGCGTGAAGCAGGCTGCAACCCAGGCTAACTCAACCGCAACCGATGTGGCTGGGTTGGTAACTGACTTTAACGCTCTGCTGGCCAAGCTGAAGGCCGCGGGGATCATGGCTTAAGAGGCAACGCATGAGCTTGTTCGAACGTTTGATGTATCGCCGCCTGTGCTCAGAAGCTCCGCCTGAAGGTGGTGATGGTGGCGCAGCTCCTGCAGCAACCGGCGATAACCCGGCAGCAGTTACCAATGCAGCTAATCCGGCGGAAGGTGTCAACCCGGAAGGCGAAGGAAAACAGGAAGGCAGCAAGACGGCCGAAGAACTCGCGGCAGAAAAAGACGCGAAAGAGAAAGCCGATAAGGAAGCTGCGAAAAAAGCGGAAAATGAAAAGAAACCCGCGGCGCCGGAGAAATACGAGTTCACTCCGCCGGAAGGCCAGGAACTGGATGCCAATGCTCTGGCTGTGTTTGAGCCGATCGCCAAAGAACTGGGATTGAGCCAAGAGCAGGCGCAAAAGCTGGTCGACATCTACCCGCAGATCCAGCAGCAGCAGGCAGAAGCCTGGAGCAAGCAAGTTGCTGATTGGGGTGAGCAGGTCAAAGCCGACAAAGAAATCGGCGGCGACAAGTTCAACGCCAGTGTAGGCGCCGCGCAGCGCGCGCTGGATCAGTTCGGCAACACAGAGTTGCGCGAATACCTGAATGCGAGCGGCCTGGGTAATCACCCAGCACTGGTTCGCTTCTGTGCAAAAGTCGGCAAGGCGATGGCTGAAGATACCTTCGTCGTGCCAAATCAAGGCGGTCAGCGTAGCGCGGCCGACATTCTCTACGGCAAGAAGGAGTAACACCGAATGGCTATTAAAGGCACTAACGCGCTGACGCTGGCAGACCACGCAAAGCGCATGGATCCAGATGGGCGAATCCCTGTAATCGTTGAGTTGCTTTCACAGACTAACCCTTTCCTCTCGGATATGGTGTTTGTTGAAGGCAACCTGCCAACCGGTCACCGAACCACTGTTCGCACTGGCTTACCTTCAGCAACCTGGCGCCTGCTTAACTATGGCGTGCAACCAAGCAAATCTACCACCGCCCAAGTAACCGACAGCACTGGCATGTTGGAAGCTTATGCAGAGATCGATAAAGACCTGGCAGATTTGAACGGCAATACCAATGAGTTTCGACTGTCAGAAGATCGCGCGTTCATTGAGGCGATGAATCAACAGATGGCTGAAACGGTGATCTATGGTGATACGCGTATCAATCCGCAACGCTTCACTGGTCTGGCTGCTCGGTATAACGACAAGTCTGCAAAAAATGCACAGAACATCGTCGATGCTGGCGGCACCGGTTCTAACCTGACGTCTATCTGGTTGGTTGTCTGGGGTACTAACACAGTCCATGGCATTTTCCCTAAAGGAAAGGCAGCAGGGTTGAGCCACGTTGATAAAGGCCAGGTTACCCTTGAAGACGAAAACAAAGGGAAATACGAAGGCTATCGCACCCACTACAAGTGGGACAATGGCCTGACTGTTCGCGATTGGCGTTATGTGGTTCGCATTGCCAACATCGATACCACCAAGCTGGGCGCCGACGATGGCCCGAACCTGGCGAAGCTGATGGTGCAGGCTCTGCATCGCATCCCTAACCTGCAGATGGGTAAGGCTGTGTTCTATATGAACCGTGATGCGGCTGAATACCTGGACATTCAGGCAACTGAAAAAGCTTCTCTGGCGATCAGCGTAAAAGAAACCGAAGGCGTGTGGTGGACTTCGTTCCGCGGCGTGCCAGTGCGTACCTGTGATGCTCTGCTGAGCACTGAATCACAGGTTCAATAATCCCGGCTGAGCCGCCGGGTGCGGCTCTCCTTTCTCACTGATGGAGAGACAAAATGATCCTCGACTATCTGAATATGTTCTCGCAGGCGCAGGCTGTTACGGCAACCGCGCCTTCTACTGACGTAATCGACCTCGGCCCACTGTATGCCGGCAATGATGTACGCGACATCGGTCCTGGCTACCCGGTTGAGTTCATCGCCCAGGTGGCTTCCACTGCCGCGGCTGGCGGTGCAGCTACCGTAACGATCAGTCTGCAAACCTCCAAGACCAGCGATTTCGCCAGTGCAACCACGCTTTTGCAGACCGGTGCAATCGCAGTTGCTGATCTGAAGGTTGGTTATCGCTACGTGGCCACTGTTCCACACGGTGTGCAGCGCTATTTGCGCGTCAACTACACCGTGGCCACTGGCCCGTTGATCGCCGGTGCTTTCACTGCTGGCCTGCTGCTGGACGCTGATGCACAACGCAGCTATGCAAGCGCCTTCAATATCACTGTTTAACGGGGCGTGACATGTCACAACTGAAAATGTACCGCGTCACACGGAAGTCATTTATCAACGGGCATCTGCTGGAAGAGGGCGACACGATCGAATATGGCGGCAAGGCTGGCGACAACCTGCAGCTGATCGATGGCGAAGGCAATCCGCTGGAAGAGGGGGGCGGCGACGGCGACGACAGCGCGAAGCTGGCCGCGCTGCAGCAGCAGTATGAAGAAATCTTTGGCACCAAGCCGCACCACAAAGCGGGCATCGCCAAATTGTCAGAAGAAATTGAAGCCAAGCGCAAAGAGTTAGGCATCAACTAACAAAGGGGCTTCGGCCCCTTTCTTTCCTGGAGTCCTCGCATGAAAACCGTAAACCTCAAGATCGGCACAGACACCTACGAAAGCGAAGGCGGAAAGCCGGAGACTCGCGACGAATACCCGTGGGGGCTACGCTTCACGCTGAATAATGACACTTTGGAAAAGCTGGGCATTCAGCTTCCAAAGGTTGGCGAGTCATTGACCATTGGCGGCCTGGCGAAAGTTCTGTCTGTTTCCACCCGCACCGAAGGTGATAAAGCGGAAAGCAGTGTTGATCTGCAGTTCACCGATATTGGTGTTGAGCCGGAGGCAGCGCCTCAGCGCTCTGCTGCTGACACACTTTATGGCGACGCAGGGAGCGAGTGATGGCATCCGTTATCCAGATCTGCAACGTGGCGCTTGGTCGACTTGGCAACAGCCGAGTGATTGCCAGCCTGACGGAAAAGAGCAAAGAAGCGGCGGTGTGCTCGCTGTTTTATGAAGACTGCCGCGATGCTGTACTGGCTGATTTCCCATGGAGATTTGCCACAAAGCGTGTAGCCCTTGCCGATCTGGATATCGAACAACCTGATTGGCAATACAGTTACCGCTACCCGGTGGACTGCCTGCGCATTGTTGCGATCGTCTCTCCAGACGGTGAGCGCTTTACCACGCCAGAACGGCGCGTGCCGTATGAAGTTGGTTCTGATGAGAATGGCACTGGCCGTTTGATATTGACTGACCTGCCGAAAGCGTGGCTACGCTATGTGACTCGCGTCACCGATCCAAACATGTTTGACGCAGAATTCCGCGATGCCCTAAGCTGGCGCCTGGCTGCAGAAATCAACATGCAGATCACTGGCGATGCCAGTCTCGGTAATCGTGCCGAGCAGAAATACCAACTCACCATTTCATCTGCTTCAACGCTGAGCATGAACGAAACCCAGGAGCCGCCGGCACCGTGGTCTGAGGTTTCTGACGCGAGGGCATCATAATGACAACCAGCCTTATTCAACCGTCCTTTGCTGGTGGAGAAGTATCGCCAAGCCTTTACGGCCGCGTTGACCTGGAGAAATACCAGACGTCACTGCGCCGCTGCCGTAACTTCATCGTGCGGCAATATGGCGGTGTTGAGAACCGGCCGGGAACGCGCTATGTGGCGCCGGCAAAGTTTCCCGATCGCAAGTGTCGTCTGATCCCGTTCCAGTTCAACACGGAGCAGACCTATGTGCTCGAGGTCGGCGATCATTACTTCCGCGTGTTTATGGATGGCGCACAGGTTGTCTACTCATCCGGCGCCAGTGCTGGACAGCCTGTCAACGTTACTACGCCTTGGGCCGCTGCAGATATCGACCTGCTGAAATACACGCAGAGCGCAGACGTGATGACAGTTTGCCACCCGAACTACCCACCTATGGAAATCCAGCGCTATGCGCACGATGACTGGCGCACTGCCGAGGTGGCCACAGTCAGCGGTCCGTTTGCTAACGTGAACATTGACGAGTCGATCACTGTCTACGCCAGCGCGACAAGCGGAGCGGTAGACCTCACCGCCAGCGCATCGATTTTCAAAAGCTGGCATGTTGGGAAGCTGTTCTACATGGAGCAAAAGAACGTCGACACCGTTGGTCGCTGGGTTACCGGTGAGCAGGTTAGCGTTGGGAATATTTGCCGATACCAGGAGAACTATTATCGTTGCGTTGATGCCGGCGAGCGAGGGCATACTGGCCCGGTGGCGCCAACTCATACAACTGGTGATAGCTGGGATGGCTGGGCTGTAGCTGGTTCTGATGCCTATGGCGTCAAATGGCGTTACTTGCATTCCGGCCGAGGCATTTGCCGCATTATGGCGGTAAGCGGCGACGGGATGACTGCCACAGCAGAAGTGGTGATCCGCAAGGATGGCGAGATTGAGCTACCTGGCCAGGTGGTGGGCGCCGAGTCCGCAACATACAAGTGGGCGCATTATGCCTGGAATGGTGATGCCGGCTATCCTGGCACTGTCGTGTACTTCCAGCAGCGATTGATGTTTGCCGGATCACGCAGTCAGCCACAAACCGTGTGGACCAGCCGCAGCGGTGACTATAAGGACTTTGGCACATCAAACCCTACCGTTGATGATGATGCGATCACCTATACCTACGCCGGGCGCCAGCTCAACCAAATTCGACATCTGATCGACGTAGGATCACTCGTCGCGCTAACCAGCGGTGGCGAATACAAGGTGAACGGAAACCAGCAAGGGACGCTAACCCCGTCGGCATTCCAATTTTCAAGCCAGGGGCAGAATGGCGCCAGCCACGTGCAGCCTATTGCGATCAGCAACGTCGCGCTATTCATACAGCAAAAGGGCGGCGCGGTGCGCGACCTTGCCTACTCGTTTGACGTTGACGGGTTCCAGGGTTCTGACCTGACCATCCTCGCTAACCACTTCTTTACCGGATACCAGATTACCGACTGGGCGTTCTCCATTACACCTATGTCGATCGTTTGGTGTACGCGCAATGACGGCGCGCTGTTGGGATTAACCTACCTCCGCGATCAGCAGGTGGCAGCGTGGCATTTACACCCGGGTGCTGGCCGCTATGAATCAGTGTGCAGCATTGCCGAAGGAAACGAAGACGCGCTCTACTGCGTGGTTGAACGAACCATCAATGGCCAGCAGCGACGCTATATCGAGCGTATGCAGAGCCGCCTATACGATGTGATGGACGATGCCTTTTTCGTTGACTGCGGCCTGACGTATGACGGCAGGAACCGGGACGCCAGTAAAACCATGATTCTGACCGGAGGATCAGGCGACTGGCCATACGACGAAGAGATGACGCTGACGGTGGCCGGCGCCAGTTACTTTACGGCCGGCGATGTTGGCAGTGAAATCCACATGCCGTATATCGAGGATGATGTGAGCAAGGTGCTGAAGTTACTGATCCGTGCGGTGGCCAGTGGCAACCAGGCAACCGTTACCAGCAACCGCAATGTTCCTCCGAAGTTCCGCGGGGTGCCAGTCAGCAACTGGAGCATGGCGCGCTCGACATTCTTAGGACTTGACCACCTAGAAGGCCAGACCGTGAGCATTTTGTCAGATGCCAACGTTGAGCCGCAGAAGGTAGTCAATGCTGGCGCTATCACCCTGGAGAAAGCCGGTGCCGTAGTGCATGCAGGCCTGCCGATCGCCGCAGTCATTGAAACGCTGGACGTTAACCTGAACGGCAACGAAACACTGCTGGATAAAAAGAAACTCTTCACGGCCGCATCGTTACTGGTGAATGAGTCGCGCGGTGTGTTTGCTGGTACGCCCGGTGGCGAGATGTACGAATACGCGCAGCGCAACGATGAATTTTATGATGACCCAGTCGAACCGAAGACGGGAACCATTGAATTACAATTGGATGCCAACTGGAGCAAGAACGGCCGGCTGATTGTGGAACAGAACGACCCGCTGCCGATGACCATTCTCGCAGTTATCCCGCGCGTAACCGTAGGAGGCATTTAGTGCGCAAGGTTGAAGTTGTCGAAGCCACTCTTGAACACGTTGCGGCGCTCCTGCCGCACGTTCGCCAGGCTGACGCCGATGAGTTCAATGCGATGAGTGGCAAGACGCCGGCTCAGGTTCTTGAGCTGGCTCTGCGCACTTCTGCATTTGCTTTCGCAGGGCTGATCAATGGCGAGGTGGTGACCATCTTCGGCGTGGCTCCGCGGTCAATGATAACCGGATCAGGGGTTCCGTGGCTGGTGGGTTCTGACCTGCTTGAACGATACCAGGCCACTTTCCTCCGCCGGTGCCGCCCAGTTCTGCGTCTTTTCCTGCAGCACTATCCAGAGTTGGAAAACTACGTCGACGCACGCAACTCCGCGGCTAAATGCTGGCTGCACTGGTTGGGTTTCACCATCCATGAAGCGCAGCCTATTGGCCGTGCCGGGCTTCCTTTCCACAGATTTGAAATGAGACGAGGTGATCATGTGTGAGCCAACAACAATTCTTGCAGGCTCTGCGCTGGCTCTCGGTGCAGTTAGCGCTTATGGCCAATACCAAGCAGGGCAGCAACAGGCGAGGATAGCCAACGCCAACGCAGATGCACAAGAGATCGCCGCGCGCGACTCGATTAATGCGGGCAATGATGCAGCTTATCAGCAGCGCCAGCAGACTCGACAGTTACAGGGTCAGCAGACAGCAGCATTCGGCGCCGGCGGAACCGACATGACCAGCGGAAGCGCGCTGAATATCTTCGGTGATACGGCGGCCGGCGGCCAGCTTGATGCTCTAACCACCGTCAATAACGCAGAGCGCCAGGCGGCTGGCCTTAACTTCCAGGCTGGTGTTAGTCGCGCCCAGGGGCAGATCGACCGCAACGCGGCAAACCTTGGAGCAGCAACGACAATCCTGAATTCATCACTTACCGCATATGGCGCTTATAAATCATCTGGCGCGCTGGATAAGCCAGCTACCAAGGCCGGTAGTGGTTCCAGCAACAATATGTTTAGCAATGCCCGCAGCAGTCGCTACGGATCTAACGCATTCACGTTTTAAGGGGGAATGATGCCTACGGTACCGGTATATCAGCGCCAATCGCAATCACAAGCAGCGCCGGTTAATACGCAGGATTTGCGTATCCCCAAAGACAACGCTTTCACTGCGCTGGCAAACGTTGGTTCTAATGCGTTGGGAGTTTATCAGCAGCAGCGGGAACGCGAAGATCTGGCGTTCGCTCAAAACGCCCTGATGCAGTTCAACCAGCAAGCTGATGACCTGATGAATAACCCTCAGACTGGATTGCTGACAAAACAGGGCGCCAACGCCATTGGCCAGAGCGAGAAGGTAGCAAGCCAGTTAAGCCAAATGGCTAGCACCGCTTTTGACTCCATTCCAGATGGCCCAGTGAAAGAGCGTTTCCGTAATCAATTTTCCGCTGCCGGCCAGCCTATTGCCAATCGTGCGCGCCAGTACGAGATCGGCCAGCGTCAGCAGTTTGAGGCTGGCCAACAGCAGGGGCTGTTGGCGAACCTGCAGCAGCAGGCTGAAAACAGCTTCGACAGCAACGAAGGATTCGTAAATGCCAACCTGCTGGCCAGAGAGCAGATCATGGCATACGGCCAGGCTCATGGACAAAGCCCGGAAGAGATTGAAGCAAATTGGGTAAGCTTCCGGGAAAACTCTGCGAAGGCCGCCTTGAATGCTCAGCTTACTGCTGGTCGCTATGATCAGTTCTTGGCGAGAAATGGCGAGCCGTCAGATGTGGGCGGCGTGTCTCGATTCACTGCGCATGGAAATTCATCTGCTGCTCGAGGTCTGAGAAATAATAACCCTGGCAACATTGAGGCCAGTGATAAAAACCCATGGGAAGGACAGACAGGCAGCGATGGTCGCTTTGCCAAGTTTGAGACCCCGGAGCATGGGATCAGAGCGCTGAGCAAGAACCTGCTCGCATATCAGGCTAAAGGGTTCGATACCGTAGCAGAGATCGTTAACCGTTGGGCGCCTGCATCTGATGGAAACAACACTGATGCCTACATCAAGGCGCTGTGCGGCGCGTTGGGTGTTGGCGCCAATGATCAGGTAGATATGAGCAACCCACGAACCCTTGCAGCGTTGTGCGCAGGCATCGTGAAGCATGAGAATGGCAGCCAACCATACACCGATGAGCAGATCGGCGCCGGGGTCAGTGCCGCGCTTGGACTTTCTGCGTTGGAATCCTCAAAGCGTAGAACCGGCAATGCCGCTTTTGATGCCGCAAGCCCTGCAACTCAAGGCGCCTATTTGCGACAGGCGCAGGCCATGCAAAATGAGCAGCGAGCATTATACGCACAACAGCTTGGCACATCTCTGAAAGATGCTTATTCAGCTCTTGATGAAGGACTTCAGCCGGCGCAGTTGCCAACGCAAGCAGATCTGATAAATGCCTATGGCCCAGTAAAGGGCATGCGGCAATGGCAAGACCTTCAAGATCAGCAAAGTTATGGTGGCGTTATTGGAGCAGCCAAAAGCATGTCGCCGGCAGCGCGGCAGGACTTGCTTGAGCGCTTGCGGCCAACAGATCCGAATGCATCGAATTTTGCAGCCAATCAGCAGCGCTGGGACAAGATGCAGGCGAAGTTTAAGCAGCTCGATGCGGAATGGGAAAAGAACCAGGGTAGCGCGCGGTTCTCTTCATCCTTGCAAAATAATTTCCCCCTAGACCCGAACGACAAAAACAATCAGGCAGCAGCTGATCACTACTTTGATCAAAAGGTTGCGCCAGGTTTCAATATCAACAACGCCGACAGCTTGAACCAGGTTGCAGAGATAACAACTAAATCCGGCATGCTGCCGACGCAGATTAAGACGATGCTTACCGCTGGGGCAACATCGCGCGATCCTGCTGTCGTTGTTCCTATGGCCAAGATGTACGGACAGATTTTTGACAACAATCCGGCGGCGGCCACAGGCGTTGATAAAGGTGCGATGGCGTTTTACTCGAAAGTTTATGCCTATGACCGCGCCGGCGTGCCTGCAGAGAAAGCGGTCGATATGGCCTACAACCAGGTTTATCAGCAGGATGACCGACTGAAGCAAATGATAAGCCAGCAGGTGCGAGACAAGGATTACATCAAGGACAGAGCCAAGGCAGCACAGGACAATATCAATAGCCTGTCGCCGTCATGGACAAGCTTCGGCGCGCCAAGTATTACTGCTGCTGGTCAGGCAAATCAGCTTTACCAGCGCGATTATCAGACCATCTACGATGCTAACTTTGCTCAGACTGGCGGCGATGCAGAACAGGCGAAGGCCATGACCAATGCGATGATTAAAAGGGTTTGGGCTGTCTCAACTATCAACGGCAAAGAAGAGGTGATGAAGTACGCACCCGAAGCTGTTTATGGTGTGACTAACGGTTCAGGTAACTGGATCAAAGGCCAGTGGGAGGAAGAGAAAAAAGCTTTGAAAAGTTCCGCGTTTGGCGGCACGCGAGATGATACCGATTTGGTTTTGGTTCCCGATGCTGTTACGCCGCGCGATCAGAGTTACAGCGTAATGGTGCGCCAGAAGAACGCAGAAGGCTATGACGATGTTCGCCCGTATTACGGCGAAAATGGTATGCCGTTGCGATTCAGGCCTGAGCAAAAAACCTCGCCTATGTACAAGCAAACTATGGATATCCAGCAACAGAGGGTTGATGCGGCGCGCGCTGCTCGGCAGGAAGAAAAACAGCCAGCATTCACAAACCAGCAAGGATATACACCGCCTGATTTTACTAAACCATTTGGCGCCGGCATTGCCAATCAACTGCCGAGCAACATCACCGCAGGAGGTCAGTAATGCCAACGTATGAGATGAAGCCAGATGATCTGCTGTCTGCTGATGTACAGAGCATACCTCAGCCTGATGATAGTTCTGCATATATGGAAACGCCGTCATTGCTTTCGGCGATCAACCCATTCACCGATAACCAGCAGGTTCAGCGCGGTCGTGACGCGGCTTTCCGGATTGATAACTCCCTGGGAAGTTTCATTGCCACTGCGCCATTCAGCCAGTTTGACAAGGTTGATGGGTATAACCCTTTCGACAATGATGCAGCTGATCTTAAAGGATATGAGGATTACGCAGACTCATTCATTGATTCCGGCTCTCCTGATGAGACGCGCGCTATAAAGCAGCGCATCGATCAGCAGATGCAGGACAGGCAATATCTTTCAGAAACAGGCGGTGCTGGGACAATATCAAGCTTGGCGATGGGGCTTATCGATCCTATCAACCTGGCGTCGATGTTTGTCCCTGCCGGCGCCGTAGTGCGCGGCGGTGAGGTTGCGGCTACTGCAGGTAGGTTTGCCCTTGCCAATGCAGTCGGCGGTATCGCCTCCGAGGCTGCGCTTAGCTCCACCCAGGAAACTCGGACATTGGATGAGAGCGTGGCTAACGTTGCCGTTGACGCAATGGTTGGCGGAATACTCGGGGCTGGGGCGCAGTTGCTTGCCGGTGCCGGTCAGCGTACCGCGGTATCTCAAGCGGTTTCCAGTAACCTACGTGGTAATGATTCGCCGCAGAGCATCGGCGCGGCACAGGTTTTCAACACAACGCTGGATCAGGAACAGCTTGCAGGTGTTGGGTTAATCAACAAAACGTTGAGCGTTAATCCTGGCGGCCGCTTGGCTCAATCGCCATCCCGCGCGTCGCGCGCCATTGGTCAGCAACTTGCAGAGAACAACTATTTCTTTGCCAAAAACGATGAGGGGATTGCCACGTTTACAGCGGCAGAAACCAAGATCAAGCAATATGATGCCATGCTGTACAAGCAAATGGAGTCAACCAAGGACGCTTATCAGGCGTACAGCAAAAATATCCGCGCCACCGGCGGTAAGCGAATGAACTTTGTTGATTTCAACGAGGCCGTTGGCATGGCGATGCGCCGCGGCGATCAGAGTGACATTCCTGAAGTGGCACAGGCTGCTGCTCAGATTCGGCCAATGTTCGAAGCAACAAAGGTCCGCATGCAGGAGCTTGGTATTCTTCCCGAGGATGTAGACGTCTCAACGGCGCAAAGCTACCTGCCTCGCATTTATAAGTTCGACAAAATTCTCTCTGATCGCACTGAGTTCCGGGGGCGCATTGCTAACTGGATTCAGGGCATCAGTGCAAAAGGTGCAGATGCGGCCGGCGCGCGCATTGAGAAGATAGATTCTGGCCTGGCTGCAGCAGCAGAGGCTGAGCCGCGCGCAAAAGCACTGGCTGACGAAATTGCCGCAGCAGAGTCATGGTCTGGCCGTAAAACTGAACTCATGGACGAGGTTGGCAACAGGACGAAACTGATCGGCCAGGAGCAGGACTTAACGGCTAGGCTGGAGAAGCAACAGGCGCAACTGGCGACAACCAAAAATCAGAAGCTGATCACCCGGCTTAACAAAGAGGTTTCTGACTTGCGCACCAAGCTGGATGACGTTGCCAGGGCAAAGGAGGAACTTCCAACCCTGCAGCGCCATCTCGAACTGCTGGATAACCCACGTAAGCACCGTGCGGAGCTGCGCAAGCTGCAAAAGAAGGTCAACTCCACGACCAGACTTAATGCAAGTCGTGAGCGCGCGCTAAAAGCGATGGAGCCACTTTCCCGGGAGGAAGCCGAGGATGCCGCAGATGAGATCGTCAACAAGATTATTGGCGCTCCTTCTGGCCTGGTTCCAGCTCAGCTGCTGCCTGAAAAAATAATCGGCCGTGCGGGATTCACGAAGAGCCGCACCCTGCTTATCCCAGACGAACGGATTGAAGACTTTTTGGAGTCTGACATCAACCACGTGATGGAAAGCTATCTGCGCCAAGTAGGCCCCGAAATCGAACTAACCGCGCAATTCGGTAGTAAAGACATGGGCGAGCAGATCCGACAGGTATCGGAGGAATACACCCAACTAATCAAAGATGCCAAGACGCCGAAGGAACGTGCGAAGCTGGAGAAGCAACGCGAAGCTGACATTCGCGACATTGAGGCAATGCGAGACAGGTTGATCGGTACGTATGGGGCGCCAAAGGACCCGCGAAGCTTCTTTGTCCGTGCAGGCCGCGTCGCGCGAAACGTCAACTTTCTGCGCCTGCTTGGCGGAATGACAATATCGGCCGCCACCGATTTGATGCGTCCTGTCATGCAACACGGGTTAAGCAAATCACTTCGGCCAATGGGCACCATGCTCAGAAATATGGCCGCGGTGAAATTGGCAACCAAAGACCTGCGTGAAATGGCTGTCGGCCTGGATTATGTGTTGTCTACCAGAACGAAGGCCATTGCTGATCTCACTGACCCATACAGCCGGCGCTCTGCTTTTGAGCGTGGACTTAACTGGGGTACACAGAAGTTTGGTAACTGGACGCTGATGAACCAGTGGAACAGCGCACTGAAGTCATGGTCAGGCCTTATCGTTCAATCCCGCATCCTGGACAATGCACAACTGCTGGCAGCAGGGAAAGAAGTGCCTAAGAAGGAGGTTAGAAAGCTGGCGCAAATCGGTATCGACCAGAGCATGTTGCGACGTATTGGAGAGCAATTCGCGAAGCATGGTGAAGATATGGACGGTCTTCTGACTGGACACAGCCACCTGTGGGACGATCGCGCAGTGCGTGAGGCTTTCCAATCTGCTGTATTGAAAGACGTTGATTCTACCGTCGTCACGCCGGGCGTTGGCGATACGCCGTTGATGATGAGCAACGAAGTAGGCAAGATGATCCTGCAGTTCAAGACCTTCATTTTCGCGCAGCATAACCGGGTGATCGCCTCTGGCATCCAGCAGGGCGATGCATCGTTCTATCTCGGTGCCATGGGGACTATCGCGCTCGGAGCAATGGTCTACGTCATGAAGCAAAAGCTCAGTGGGCGTGATATCGACTACAGCCCTAACAACCTGGTGAAAGAGGGCATTGACCGCGCTGGAATGATCGGCTGGCTGTCAGAACCACTGAACGCTGTGGAGAACATCAGCGGTGGCCGGTTCGGCCTTGGCGCCATGTTTGGCGCGCCGCCGGTATCCCGCTTCCAGAGTCGTAACGCAATCGGTGCTCTGCTGGGTCCAACGTTCGACATGGCCGGTGATGGGGCAGTGATTGCCAATGGAGTGCTTAACGGAGAATTTGACGACAAGCAGACACATGCGGTCAGGAAGTTGCTTCCATATCAGAATCTGTTTTACATATCCCCGCTTTTGAACCGGGTAGAAGAACAACTTAAGTAATCATTTTCTAGCCGGCCAGCACCGGCTAGAAAAACAATATAATCATTTCAACCTATTGTTTATAAACTGCAAATGCGTTTTTATTTCTTCGCTAACAATTTCGTTTTGTGTGACATAGTTCACTAAAGCATTAAGTTCCAACATGGCACCGCCAATCTCTGATCCGTCATTGTCTAGCTCTTTCAGTAGCTCCTCGAGAAGCGAGTTGTGTGACAATCCCGCAATGCCCTTCCTGGTGTTCATTGCTTTCTCGAGAGCCTTTGTCGCTGGATAAGTGTACTTTTTCATTAGCTAATCCTTATGGCATCAATACTGTATAAATAACCATAATAAATTGTGGTTAGTTTAGCAATGTGCGAAATATAAATTACCTAAAAGGTAATAAAAGCAATTATATCTCATTATTGAATTCATGTATGGATCGACACCCGTTAGAATGCTCTTAATGTGAGCAAATGAGATTAAAAAGATGACCGTATCAACAGAGGTAAGCCGAGAAGAGTACACCGGTAACGGGGTGACGACAGACTTTGACTATCGCTTCCGTGTGTTTTCTGCGGATGAGCTTGTTGTTACTGTCGCTGACACAACAGAAAACATCCGCACACTGGTGCTGAACACTGACTACACGGTGACTGGCGCCGGCAGCCGCAACGGCGGGAAGGTTAAGCTTGTAAGTGCTCTTGCGGCGGGCTGGAGAATTGTTATCGAGCGAGAATTGCCTGTAACACAGGAATCAGATGTTCGTAACCAAGGAAACTTTTTCCCGGAAGTGCATGAGGATGCCTGGGACAAGCTAACCATGCTTATCCAGCAAACTTGGTCATTTGCGTCACTTGCTTTGCGCAAGCCTAACTGGCTAGCAAAATATTACGATGCAAAGGGTAATAGGATCTCCAACCTTGGCGATCCTATCAATGGTCAGGATGCAGTAACAAAAAGCTGGGTACAACAACAAAACAGCAATTTGTTCTCCCGCGTCTTGCGTGTTCCTGACACGCCAATTTCATCATTGCCGTATGCAGTAGGTCGCCGCAATCAACTCGTCGGATTCAACGCCCAAGGCGATGCTGTTACGGTGCCAGTCGTATCAGACTCCGCCGCCGAGGTTTTTTTAAAACTGCAGGATTACGATGGGTACAAGTACATAGGAAGAGTTCCGAATTATGAGGCACTTCGAGGTATTGAGCCAGGGAACGATCTACAAAAAATTGAAGTCATTAACCGAGTGTCCGGCAACCGCTGGGGCGGTGGTGTTTTTAATGCTGACATGAGCGATAACACAACGCCAGATGATGGCGGTGTTGTCATTGTCACCGCTGGCGGCAGGCGTTGGAAGCGGCAATTTGAAGGCGATGTGATTCATCTCGTTTGGTTCAAAACCTCGTCGAACACCTGGGATGACGCGTGGACGAATGCGATTGCATACGCATCAAACACGGCCAGTGATACCGTGCGTAAAATCGTTCTGCCGGCTGGCAATGTTGGGCCAATGACGCGGCCAGTTATTTTCACCCCAACGCTGGGTTGGTACATCGAGGGAATTGGCGGTAATGGCCAGAAGGGAACCACGCTGTTATTCAACATCCCTCAATCGGCTGGTTATGCAGACTATGGTGCACTGCATCACTTCCCACCAAATTTTGTTGAGCAATTTTCACTGAAAAACGTGAATATTTCAGGTGCCGCTACCACTATCGCGCAACCAGGCGATGAGGCTGGATGGGCATTTACTCATGCCGTTGTTTGCCGGGCGGGTAACTCGACGTGGTTTGATGTCAGCATGCTGAATTTTCGCGGTTCGCTGATGTTAGATAACTCGTTAGATTGCTCATTTTATCGCGTCAGCACCTACGCAATGGGGCGGATGAAGCCGGGTTATTCGTATGATGACCCTGCAGCCGTTGGCAACCGTGAGGCATGCGAAACAGCTCCTATAACTTTCTACAGCACGCGCACCGGCGATGCGTGCAATAACTTGCGGTTCTATGATGGTTCATGCGAATTGCAGAACGTAACGCCGTTTGTCTGGGCTAAATCAGGTATCGATCTGCACATTGTCAGGATGCACGCAGAGCGCCCAGGGCGTTCAAACATGGCGCCGTTCTTACCGATGGGGGCATTTGCGCGTGTTGACGATGCTGAACTATTTATAGATGGTTGCGGAATCCAGCCTAACTTTATTAATGTTATTGAATATGGAAACTCTTCACAGATTGTTCTTTCCAATATGCAGCGTTTCAGTGGCGGGATAATTAGAAATCCAATCGTTCCTTCTCGGTCTGGAACATTGCGCATTCGTGCAACAAACATTATCACCGGCAATGTGACACTGCCTGTTTCTCAAACACATGATGTTCAATTTGCAAACTGTATCATGGGTAATGTTTCCTCTAATTCTAACTCTGGGATACGCAGCTTTATTGGGTGCAAAATGACTAGCATGACCATTTCAGGAATCGCATCGCCGCTTGGTTCTGACTATGGCACGCAAGTAATTGGCGGCTCAATATCAGGCAATTTCTCAGGTGATTCTACGGCTCAGCGGGTTACACTACAAGGAACGTATGTTGCTGGTAATGTTACATATTTAGGGAATAACAGTCGTATTGAGCCAGCATTTGTTGGCGGTTCTGAAAATTATTCAAACGCAGGTACAAACCATATTAGCTCCCCAAATGGCCCTCAAGTTTACTTTGTCAATGATGATATTTCTGAGGTGGTTGGAACTATTATCAAGGGGTCTTATATATATCGAAAGAACTCTGTATCTGGTGAGCCGATGGGTTGGGTTTGCACTAACACCGGAGCTAGCGGTGGATCTGGAACTTTTGCAAGACTTCCAAATCTACAATAATTTTGATGGCGCCATGAAAATGGCGCCTATGCTGGAAGCGGTATCAACGTATCAATAATTGCAACCGCAATTATGATAATTATCCCAATGGCATATAATGAATACCTCTTTCTTTTTGCTTTCATTCTAAGTGTTTTAGAAACCATGATTTATCCCTATTGGTTGAAGCAATTATATATTTTACCACTTTGGTAATCATTATCCCAACACCAAAAAGGTAATTTTTTCATTCATTACGGATAGTTCCTATTCATATATGGTTTAATTGTGTTGACTGGTATATCAGGCAGGTGGGCAATGAGAATGGATCAGCAAACCAACAACATATTCACTCAGTTTTTCGCTTGGCTTGCAGCTATAGCTTCCGCGGCTGGTGTGACTACGCAGGACTTAATCTACATCGCCTTTGGTGCGATTGGCGTTCTCGTATCTGTACTTTCATTTATTCTGAGCCGCATAGATGCCCGCGCGAAACGCAAGCAGGAAGAGCGCCGCACTGCGCTCTACGAGGATTATTTAGGTAAACGAAGCAGTAGGGCTGGCGCTTCAGTTGATGATGCTGATCGGTATACGCCATTACCAGGCGGGGAGAGTGAAGCATGAGCGTATCTAAAAAGACAGGTGCCGCCGGCGCCGTATGTTCTGTTGCTGTGATTATTGGTCTGGTGCTGTCTAGCGGAGAGGTAAAAACTAGCCGCGCCGGCTTGGAGCTAATAGGTAATGCCGAGGGGTGCCGACGCGACCCGTACAAATGCCCCGCTGATGTGTGGACGGATGGGATCGGCAACACACACGGCGTTAAACAAGGCGTGCGCAAGACCGAAGAGCAGATCGCTACGGATTGGCAAAAGAACATCCTGGCCGCTGAACGATGTGTTACCAACTATGCCGCCGGTGACAAGCTAAGCCAGGGAGCATTCGATGCGGCGGTTAGCATCACGTTTAATGCCGGCTGCGCGACGATGCAGAAATCGACGATGTTCCGGCTGTTCCGCCAGGGGGAAACTGTTGCCGCCTGCGAGCAGTTCCCGCGATGGGTGTACGCCAGCGGCGTAAAGCTCAACGGTCTGGTGATCCGCCGTGACAAGGAGCGCGCGCTATGTCTGGCAAAATAACGTCTGCGGTGGTGATCCTGCTGGCGCTGGCGGCCGTTGTCGGCGCTGGTGCCTGGCTGTCCTCGCGGCACTACCAACCAACGATTGACCGTCTCAACGAGGCGCTGACGCAGTGCAAAGACAGCAACAAGCATCAGGCGGTGGTGATCGCCAGCCAGAACGCCGGCATTGCGGAGCTGCAGCGTAAACGGGATGAGCTGGAAGCCAAGGCAAAGGCGGTGCAAGCAAAAGCCCGCAGTGAGGCGCAGGGCGACTATGAGAGGGCAAACGAGGTTATGGCAGAGCGAACCACTGGCGATGTGTGCTCGGCGGCGTCTGCTGCGTTTGACGCAGAGCTGCGCCGGGAGCGTGCCCGATGAAAAAGCTGATCGTGGTTTCTATCCTGGCATTGGCCGGTTGCTCGGTGGCGTCGTCGGTGCCGTCATATGTCGAGGTGAAAGTTCCGGTGGCCGTGCCATGCAAAACGGCAGACGTTGCGCGCCCGGCGTTCGCTGTTGACCAGTTGCCTATCGGTGCTACTATCGACGCCCAGATGCGAGCGCTGCGTGCTGAGCGTCACCAGAGGATCGGCTACGAAAGAGAGCTGATAGCTGCCAATGAGGCGTGCAAAAACTGAGCTGGTTTTTCTGGTGACGGTATTAAAGTCGGTATGGAGATTCCAATACCATCATTTCAATCAATAAAATCAAACACTTATTTTGGTTGTAAATAATTGAGTGGGAGTAATCCCGCGTCCGGCGTAGGCTGGCGTCAGTGAACCGCACATGAGAACCAAACCCGCTTAACGGCGGGTTTTTTTATGCCCGATGTTTGGCGCCCTGTGCCGTAGACGGCCTCCGATCCGCAAGAGGGCTGGGTTGAGAGAGGGGCGAACGGAGAGGACAGCCCGCGCGGAGTTGCCTGCGCTTTGCTTACGGCTCATTTCCTGAGACGCGGCGTTTTCCATCTCGGCTTTACGCCTATCCGCAGAACGGTATCCTGCAACCACGCGCACTTCGCCGGTGCGATGATGTCGTCGGATAACGGGGCTTTATTCACCGTATCCGCCGGGCCGCGGCATTAAAATGAATTGCCGTATTGAGGCGCGTCGACTCATCGGCATCGGGCGATGGCGTAGCTAATTAATCCTCTGCGAAAATTAAAGGACTCCGTGCGCCCTTTTATGGGATT